ATTTTAGCAAGAATGAGCTAGATTTGTTTAAAAATCGCCGCTCCCGAGGTGCCGGTGTTGGCCTAAAATCTTTTGAGTTTACTTACGATGTAAGTAACCCGTTCGCGGCCAAAAAAAGCATTAAGGCAAATTTGAAGATTTTTGCTTCAACATTTAGTGAGCTTTTTGAAGACAGACCTGGAGACGACAACACGAAATATAAATATGTTGATTTGGCACTCAAAACACTCACAAGAGAAAAGAGTTCTGATGAATACGACTCATGGAAAGCGATAATCGATGAAAATGAGAAATTAGCCAAATTAAATTTCAGGTTAAAAGCACTTGTTGGTTGGACTTCGCCGCCTGGAAAGATACCAGATGATTTACATAGTAATTATAGCAATGAAAATCTCAAAGCTGCCCTGGCGGATTCTTTTGTTACCCTTAATTTGACACCAACGGTACATAATTTTGAATTTGATGAGCAAGGCAGGGTTATAATGAACATAAATTATCTTGCCTATGTAGAAGACTTTTTTGATCAAACAGCTTTTAATGTTTATGCCGATCCTGACCCTGGTTCTGAAAATATTGGTTTTATTAGGGAAAAAAGAAAATTACAAATGAAGGCTCTTCGTTCTAAATGCGACTATGATGATGCAGGTGCCGACGATACAACACTGGAAGACTTAGAAAAGGAATACGCAGAATCTGTTGATAAAGAAATTAGCGAATCCATACAAAAGATAATAAGAACATTAATGGAGGATGACAAGATTTACTTTGTTGATGTTGAAATGACCAAAGTAAAAAAACATACTTCTTTGGGGCCATATGTTGATATAGAAGAAGTTGCAAACCCAGTTTTGCTTGATGATGGTGAGAGCAAAAAATACATAGATCCCATGTATAAATTAATTGAAAAAGCATTAGAGAATCTGGGAGAACAAGATAACCCAGATGAGAAGATTGCTGCCGCCCTTGCTGCCTCAAATCCAAATAATTATTACCTTGGCTTTTTCTATGTCAGCGATCTTATTGATACAGTGCTTAGCAATATTGAATCAGAATTGACAGTGGTAAGCGATCAATTTAAAAATCTAAACGAACTAGAATATGTCGAAGATATAGAATTAAAGCGCAGAAAGGCAAATCTTTTAAAATTCAAACAAAACTTTAAAAGACTAAGAATATTATTAGGCCCAGTAGAATTTATTGAGTATAAAAGAACAAGCGGCAATAGAAAAAATAGCTCGTTTGTTAATTTCGGTGACATACCGGTATCAGTGAAGTATTTTGTTGAGTTTCTCGCTGATCGATCGCTAAGTAGAGAAGACAGCTTTTATTCGCTTACGTCATTCTTAAACGATCTATTCAACAATTTGATTTCTAACTTCTTGAACAATAAAAAGTGCTTTGCCTTTAGCACTGCACAAAGAGTTAGAGTTAACCAGTCCACAATAACATCATTTAACGACACAGATAAGTCAGATGAGATAACATCTTTGATATTAAAAAAAGCAAATAACATCAAGGGAAAAAGGAGCGGCAACCCTACTAGACTTTCTTTAAACGATACTGTGGCCAAGGAACATTTAAGACAAGGGAGACCCATATTAAATATCTCAGGACGAGGAGACGCCCGCAAATATATTCCTATCGACAAGGAAACAAATTATTTCACTTTCTTTGCTGGCCGAGTACAGCCTGTTGAAAGAATGAACGGAGACAAAGTAGAAGATCACGAAAATGGCATATTCCATTACTTGCTGGGTAGAGATCGCGGCTTGGTTAAAAATATATCACTTAGCAAGACTGAAACACCAGGACTACAAGAAGTAAGATTTGAGCAAGAAGGTTACGAGGGCCTTGAGCAGTTAAGGGTTGTTTACGATGCGGACATTGAATGTTATTCAAACGTGAACACATTCCCCGGAACATATATTTATATTGATCCAAAGGGGTTTGATCCATCACTTGACAAAGATTTTGACATCACGAAGTATGGTGTTGGTGGCTATTATATGATTATCAAATCGACCCACAAGTTTGCCGCCGGCGAAGCAAAATCCAAAATTCATGCAAAATGGGTGGCCCAACTAGAAACTAGTTACCCGGTCGAAAGTGCCGGGAGAATAGTATCGAATACTGAGACCGGCAGTGCGACTGGTTGCAAAGAAGCTAAAGAGCGCTTAAGCGCGCTACAAAACAGCGACGAAGGCTAATAATTATGTCCAAATACTTTATTGAAAAAAACACTGAATCCACAAAAGCTTTGTTTCTGAAAAAAACAATCTATCAAGCTACATCTGTGTTAAGTGTTCAGGGTGTTAAAAATATTGTTGATATGAGTCTGGCTGAGAAGATTTTTTATGGAAGACTTGATCGCAATTTTAATGCAATTAATCCTTCCAATGAAAGAATGGCAAACATTACGAGATCGGCAGAGCCCAACAATCCACAACGAGCGATTAATTTTGTAACCGATGTGTTTAACGAAATGGCATTACAATTTCAAAAGCGCGCTGCCATGGGCAAGATAAGTAAAAATAGCAGATTCTTGTCCGAGCTTAAGGTGCACAAAGGATATCAAGATCCCGCGCTGCTGTACGCGAGATATAGGGGTGTGTATTTTAGTTCATTAAAAGCGATCCTAAGACAGACAAATTCTAAAATTCGCAATTTTGATGAGTTCGTTAAGCTTCTGGCGCCCACAATTGAAAACGCACTCCCTCAGCAGCCAATAACATATAGCGGGTTTTTAAAAAGCAATAACTGTTCAGTTATGAATTCTGGCTTGGCTATAGAGATTGCAGACGCAGACTATATCAACGACAACAATAAGGTTGAACAGTTTATTAGAGATCCAAATTGGCAATTCTTTGTTAGAACATGCAATACTTATGGATTTATAGTTGACGCGAATGTCCCATGGCGTATAATAGCCGATATCGGGACTCCCGAGATGCTTTCTGCTGCCCGACGCTATTCTAACACCGCCATCAACGTTAGCGGTCTTCTGTCAAGATTCTATGAAAACTCTTCCGTAAGAAGTTATAAAATGTTCAAGAGACACTTATATGAGCTTTATAATGCGACAAGGGTCAAGCAATTCTATGAAATTGACAATTGCTCAGATGGCTCAATAGTGAAAAAGTTAGTTAAAAGCGAGAGCCTAACGTATACCCAATTCCTACAAAAATATCCTGAAAAGTATTTTATGAACATATACATTAGATTTAGACTGAGAGAAGAGCAGCCAAAAATGCCCGAAAACCAAATAGAGAGACTTTTGACACAGTACATATCCACGATAGACAGCGATCCTGATTTAGTCAGCTTTCACACCAATTTTGAAAGTTTTATTAACAAAACATTTGACAAAAGCGGCTCGCTCAGTTATCTTATTAACTCATCGAACGCTAGAGAGGCCAAAGAGTTCAGATCTGGCGAAATTGATAACATAATCATCACGGATACAGGCAATGATTTTTCAGGCTATTGACGACAAAACAGAATGTATAGGCGTCTATGTTGACGGCAAGCTACATTTTGACAATTTCCCGTCAAACCTAACGAAAACTTGGAAATACACCGGCTCCATTAAGGACGAGAATGTAGAATATGCTTGGTTATATTCTAATGGTGGCTCTTTGGCGGATAATTGTTCCGAAGAATTAAAAAATGACCTCGCACGTGTTCAGAAAAAGATGGCGGCATTTTACAAGTCATTTAAGATAGCAAAAATAGACCTAAATGAGCACTGCATCTTTGATTTGGTGCCTCATGATTTTCTGCTTGATTTTTGTGAGGTAAAAAACCGCATAACTGAACATGTTTTTGAGAATTTTGAGAAACCAGATAACTATGATCATCTGGCACGTGTCCAAAAGCTTATTCACAAGATCAAATACCAAAAGCTCAACCTAAGCATGGATAACTGTAGAGCGCTGTTCACTTCTACCTCCAATCGGATAAAAGCAAAGGAGCTTTTGAACAACTATCGGTATATCGACTATAACCTCTTTGGTACGGTCACAGGGCGCCTGACGACCTGCCGCGACTCTTTCCCCATATTGACGATGAAAAAGGAACTGAGGCAGCTTGTGAAGCCTACAAACGACCTTTTCGTTAGCTTAGACTACAACGGAGCCGAAGTTAGGATGCTGTTGGAGTTGTGCGGGCACGAACAGCCAAAAGAAGACATTCACGCATGGAACATTGTGAACGTTTTTAAGGATGAGACGCTGAGTCGCGATTTAGCCAAAATTGACTTTTTCGCATGGTTATATAATCCTGAATCTGACGCGATTACTAGCAATATCTATGATCGCGAAAAAGTGCTTGACAAGTATTACGATAATGGTTATATTAGTACACCATACGGAAGAAAAATCAAAGTAGAGAAGAGAAAAGCCTTGAATTACTTGATCCAAAGCGCAACCTCCGATAAGGTGCTCGACAGAGCAGTTTGTATTGACAAGATGCTGGAAGGAAGAAAGTCTTTTATTTCTCATATTGTTCATGACGAAATTGTCATCGACTATCACGACGAAGATCGCAGCATGATCGGCAGCATCAAGGAAATGTTTGAACAAGACTGGCTAGCCAATATTACAGCCGGTAAAGACTACTATAACCTGAACGAGCTTAAGATATGATTTCGATTGTTGGTTTAGGAAATGCTGCATCGGCTATTGTCGAGAATTTTCGGAGTATAAAGTCATATAACGTCTATCAACTTAACGATAAGGTTGTTAAGTCGTCTAAGACAAAGCTCAAGCTGAAGAGTTTTAAAAACCCAGAAGAATACGAACAAAATATCCCCAATGTTAAGAAGTTTTTTGCGAATTTAGACGATCAGGTTCAATTTTTTATTGTTGGCTCTTCGCTGAGTTCTAACTATTGTTTGGGCATTTTGGAGCAGATAAAAGAAAAGAAAATTGACTTAGTTTATGTAAAGCCTGATATCGAGATGTTGACCGGCACCCCGGCTTTGGTTGAAAATGCAGTTTTTGGTATTTTGCAGCAATACGCGCGTTCGGGTTTGTTAAATTCAATGACCATCATTTCCAATATGTCGCTTGAAACTCACCTGGGCAACTTGCCTATTAAGGCATATTATACTAAGCTGAACGAGTACATTTTTTCGGCCATGCATCATATAAATTACTTTAATCATGCCGAGCCTGAGATTGGCAAAGTAGCCGCCCCAGCACCAATTAACCGCATAAGAACGATTTGCGGACTGAATATTCAGAATCTTGAAGAAAAATGGTTTTTTGAGCTTGACACCCCGAGAGAACTGTGTTATTATTTAGCTATCAATACAGAGAGACTTGAAAAAGAAGGCGGTCTACACAAAAAGATAGTAGAGATGCTAAAATCAAAACCAAAAAATGCGTTTCGTAAGATGTCATATGCAATTTACGAAACGCCTTATGAAGACTTTGGGTTCTGCGTTGCCCATACTAACGTAGTACAAAAAAATACACTTGACAAGCTAACTCAAGTGTTATAAACTAGATGCTGAGGAAAGCTCAGTATACTTTAGCCAATAATAGGAGAAAACAACATGGCAATTGATATGGAACTTATGCGACGTAAGCTCGCATCCCTTCGCGGAGAGGGCGTTAAGACTGAAAACTCCGTATGGTTTAAGCCCGATGAGGGTGACACCGACATTCGGATCGTCCCGACTAACGACGGTGATCCACTAAAGGAAATGTTCTTCCACTATAATGTGGGGGATCACAAGGGTGGCGTCCTATGTCCGAAGCGTAACTTCGGAGATGACTGCCCAATTTGCGAATTCGCCTCCAAGCTATGGCGCGAGGGGGTTGATCACAACGACGAGGAAAGCAAGAAGCTGGCGAAGTCACTTT